CCGCCAATCCTGTGGTTATCAAGCCACCCATTTGCAAGGAGAAGGATACTGTTGTTGATATTGCAGAGATGTAACCAACCTTTTCAGCAGAAGCTACGGCAGCGTTTGAGGCTAAAGTCCAAGTGGAGCCATTAAGGTATACCCAATCACCAACTGAGAATGCGTGAGTCACAACAATAGTTGTAACCATGCTCTTGCCCGAAGATGAACCGGATGCAACTTGGGATGACATTTGAAACTTAGGGCCAGTAGAATTGTAAACTAGTGTTATAATTTGATTGGCTTCAATGTCCCCCGTATCTAGGGGTGCATCATGAGCCTTGTTTATCGCAATCGGGCCTAATGAATTTAAATCCATAGTAGCCGGCCCAGTGTTTGCTGTTTGCACTTTTATGTATACGACCATTCCGTTAACATAAGCTGGCGGGACAGGAGATAAAGTTGCTGCGTATGTATCTGTACCCACAGCATCAGCCGCATAGGTTTGAGCACCCGACTGTCCGGTTGCGTTTGGGGTGTTAATGCTATTAGCTATACTCATTTAATTTTCCTTTTTAAACTACTGCAAAGCCAGCGGTGACCGAACTTAACATCACCCACTTTGTGTTGGCTACGATACAAAGCATACGAATCGTATCACCAGCATTTGCTGAAGTGACTGAACCACCTACACCCACGGTTGAAGTAACCGCGCCTAACTGTATTGATTGCAAAGCATTTTGGGCTATCGACCAACTTGCTGATGCAGACCCCGCAATTTCAATCACAGTGGCAGCAGCACAGACAACAGGAAGCGTTAGAACTAGTGCTCCACCCCCTGTCAGGAAATAACCATTGTCTGCCACCATGGATTTGCTAACCATGCTCGCAGTCCATATAATAATTGAACCTGCCGCTGCTATCTGAGCATTTATATAAACCTTTGTAGATTCCATTGATGCAATGTTGGACGGCAGAGCTGAAGCATATGAGTCATCATCTACGAAGTTGGTTATATTTGTTGAACCGCTAATGCTTAAACCTGTTAATCCGCTCATTATTCCGGCATCGTCCAAAATAACCACGCTGTCTTGAATAAGCCTGCCAGTTGTCGTATCGAACCTAACAATAGCATCATCTGTAGCCGCAGCGGGGCCTATGACATCGCCTGTTCCACCTGTAGACTCCCATAATGCTAAACCTACATTATAAAATTCTAAATCATCGTTGGTGGTGTTATATCTAAAGTCTCCGGCTTCCGTGCCTGCTGGTCGCTCCCCGGTAGTTCCTGCTGGAATCACAACAGAATTGGTTCCAACTAGTTTAGACTTGCCTGCGCCAGCCGGATTTAAAATCACATCCCCTGTGCCTTTACTTGCCACTGTAACGTCTATGTTTGCGTCACTACCGCTAACACCATATGTTATTGTTGTTGCTGTTATAGATGCGATTAAATCAGGGTAATTAGTAACAACACCTACTGCAGGAGTCCAGCCAACTATTTTTTCCCCGTTAGCGTTTCTAATCCCTGTACCTGGAAAATCAAAACTGGTGTTAACGTTCCCACGGAGGCCGACGGTTTTGTCGTCAACCCTGGACTCGCCACCATCTGTAAATTGGCTGTACTTAATTGTCATTTAATTAATCCTGTATTGAATACAAAGCAATAGACACGTCTGGTGTTCCTGCACTAATGATAGAGATAACGTCACCAGCTTTAACTATCTTAGCAGTTGGATTAAGTTCTGATGTGCTAGCTGCTAATGTTGCTCCTGCAGGAACCGCCGCTGTCTCATTATTAGCAACCCAAACCTCGCTAACTTCTTCGTAAGAGAACACAGCCAAAAATCTAGTTAGCCCCACCAATGAGCTGCGCAGAGCACCCACTACATTACCGCCCGGAACTGTTAGTGTAGCTTCGGTGGCACCCGCTAATGTTACAGTGTATGTATCTTTACAGAACTGTGACCCGAATCCGTTCACGCCGTCCAGGGTTCTATTTACCAAATATCTAGTAGTCATTTTATTTCCTTATGTTAAGTGACGATTCCAATTCTCGAGTCTGATGTCCAATGAACACTCAAATATTGATTGTTAAGAATGCTTCCTGCCGCAACCTGAGCTCTTAAAGTGAAACCGCTGAACTGATTGATCAATACAGTTGTCAGCGTACAATCTGCAGCCTGTAAAACGTTTCTGGCTTGGATGTTAGCTGCAATAGGGTTGTATGTTACAACAGTAGGTTTGGCCACTGTGTTTCTCTTGGTGACCTTGTACAAAGAGGTGCCAAGCATCTGGAATGAGGATGCTGCCACATCATTTATGACAGAATGCTCGCCAGTGTTTGCACCTACAGCTTGTGCAGGGACAACATCTAAATCAAATGATTTTTCATAATACTTTTGACATTCCGCCAACACTGTCGCCTTAGTTTGCACTCCTGGTCGACAAGGTATACTTCCAGGAACTAACGATATAGATTCAACAGTTACAGTTTTTGCAATATCAATTTCAGAAAATCCTACAACTATAGCAAAGTAGGTGGCCGTGGTGTCGCCTGCCCCTACAACTGTGTCGTCCCAGTTATCAAAACCATAATCACGAAGACCTGTTGTTAATGCTAAATTTGCATCCCCTCGGTTGGTGCGTGCAACCTCATTCCAGGCTAAATTGAAAGTGGCTGGCTTCCCTGCAGCATCAAGTGACAACACTAGAGAATCATTTGTTCCTGCGGTAACAACTGGCAATGTGGCGGCTGTAGTCCAATATAAAGATACATTTCCTGTGACTGTGGTAACACTGTCTGACTTGGCCCTGACATTTACAGACAAATCACCAGCTAACAATGCTCTTGCTTCATCCTGATCTAAATACTGAACCAATGCAGTCTTACTAGCAATTGCAGCAGTTAAAACAATGCTGCCCTCAGCACTTCTAGTAACACCAATCGCACTGTCTTCTGTTTGAAACATTATGGTTTGATCCCAAACATACTTAGATTTGTTCGCCCCGATAGCTGATGCGGCTACAGTAGCCCCTAGCGCTTGAGCTGGATTTAGCGCAAAGTCCCAACCGATAAGATATGAAGGAATACGCTTGCCAAATATTGCATCTTTATAATAATGGTATAGATGGTCTTCTTGACGGTTAACAGGCAACTGCTCATAAGGCACGTCCTGGTTATCACTGTTCATCCCTATGACTTGAACGTTACTTAAAACTGTTGTGCCTAAAATGTCGACATCTATGGATAAATCAACGTAGCCAGAAGAAGGTGCGCCAGGATTTGCCCCCGGGTCTAATTGCACGGTCGCGTTAAACTCAGCAAATACTCCGCTGGCGTTTGTGTCGCTTAACAGTTCTTTAGTTACTGCGTTCGATGTAATGTAGTTCATGGTTACAGAGCTGCCATTACCTAATAACACACTACTTGCAACATAACCGCCAACCCCGGCAACAGCAGGAGCCCAAATGTCAGGGTTATTATTAAATCTTTGGCGCAAACTCATAGCTGTAACTTGAGCATGACCCGTAATACTTAAGGTGTAAGGTGGATTGTTCGGGAGTTTTAATGAGCCAGCAATTGCAGTTCTAGTGACCGAGACTGAGCCATTATCCGAATGGGAGATAACTAAATCCCAATCCGGGCCAATTCCTACAGTAGTAGTAGCAGCTCCCGTAAAGGCAATTACATGTGCTGCAGTTGTATCAAAGAACAAATCTACAAACTGAGAATTTGAAACCTCATTTGAAAACCCTGCAGGTTCTTCAATAGGGTTGTTACTCCCTGATATTGTAGGCCACGCTTCACGTGTGAATTGCTCAACTCCGGCTGAGCTTTTAACTTGAACAAAGTATAAGTCTAAAATGCTGCTGTCAGCGGCGGGCAATCCTTCATAAGGATAATAATATAGGGCAACATTGTCGCCGTCATCGTTAGCTATAGTCCCGGCAGCACTCAAAGTTATTGGATTAGGTAGGGCCACATAAGAATATACGCCAAGGGTGCTTGTTAATTGGTACGCAAGCTTTGACGTGCCCCGGGCAGAATCCCTAAAGAAATATATTTTACCACCTGACAATGGCTCCCCTGTGTCTTTGTTTACAAATACTTGGTTTAAATCAAAACCAGTAAGATACTTTTCATCTAATGCCATTGCGTCTAATCTCCAAATAAACTTTTATAAATGCCCGGGCCAGAAGTACCACCAACAGCGGCAGCACCAGCAATAGCGGCCTTCTGGCCTGGTTTAAGTTTTTCTAACCACCTATTTGCGCCCAGACCATCAACTTTAGATCCAACCGATGTTAGGAAATTCTGATCAGCTCTTAATTGCTCTAACCCCTTTTTAGCTAAACCATCTTTTGTATATTTAGTTCCTTGTTCATAGGCTGTTATTGCCGGGTGGCGGAAAGGCACAGCTTCTTCAGCAAAACGCTTACTTAAATTTTTGTACTCTTTCCATGTGCTAACCCCTACTCCTGGCTTCTTAGAATCAGACAAACCTTTTTTCATTTTAGATTCTATCTGCTCGATAACCTTCAGAGTATTATTGTAGGTCTTTTTATCCGCGCTATTTAAAGATTGTATGCCAGCCCTAGACTTACCTTTGCCGCCCTTGCTTAAAACTGCAGATGCCGCCTTTCTATCGTAGTCTCTTATCACACCTTTCAGGTCAGAAACGGCACGATGTGCGCTTTCAAATGTAGGCTTCAGCCTGTAATCTTTTAAGGTTTCTCGTGATCCTTTGCCTGAACCTTTTGGAGCTTTTACCAATTCACTCTCAAGATTGTAAGCTTTTTGTGTGGCAACACGAGATACTGGAACGTTAGAAGCGCCTGTGCCACTATCTTTAAAGAACTTGTCATACAATCCTTTAAATTTTTTCTCTGCCTCAACACCTTGCTTGCTAATAGATTCCATTAAGGGCTTGGAGCGGGAGCCTAGAACTTTACCTAGACCTTTAACGCCTGCTCCGGCCAGTTTCCCTGCAGCACCAATGCCAACAGGAAGCATAGCGCCTATTGTGCCCTCACTAGCGGCGTTTCCTGCTCGTGTCTCACCTTCTTCAGGGGGTCTGGCATAACCATATCCAGCGCTACCTAAGCCTCCTGAAAGCATGGTTTGACCAGCAAGACCAAGTCCAGGAGCCAGTGCCCCTGCAGCCATGCCGCCAGCCGCCAAAAATGGCAACGTTGAAGCGAACTGAGCGCCTAATTCTCCGTACCGAGTTGCTTCAGGGTCTATCTGAGAGGCTCGTTCAGCGCCTTCATTCATTTTTCTAAGGTGCTCACCGAAACCAAATATATTAGCAAAGCCTTTGTTTGCTCCTGCTATACCAGTCCGGGCTGTGAAATCTTCAACTTGATTTCTAAACGCCTCTGGATCACCTAAAGGATTCCAGCTTTTAGGGCCTTCTTCTTCAACTTCTCTGAATTGTTCAAAGTAATCAGCGCCTGTAGGGGTTTCTTTAACTTCTTCAAACTGTGAGAAATAATCTTCTTTATCAGCCACGTTTGCCTCCATTGGATATGAATTCTTCCATTAGATCGACCTTAACAGACACACGCCTACCGTCAGGGGTTATACCAATAGAGGTGCCTTTATTCTGTGGTTTATTAGCCTCCATAACACCAACGAAATCAGTAACGTCATCTCTAACGGGAGGGGTCGAGTGGTAAACAGATGGAGATTTAAGAGCGCTTTGGAATGTTGAAAGCTCATCTTTTAATATGCGCTTGGTGGTGTTAAACATTCTTTTAGCGGTAGCTGGGGATGTTCCCCACGATTCTGGATTAGACATCTGGTCTAACGCTTGAGCTGCTCGAGGCGACACAGAATCACCGAATGTCATACGCAACTGCTTGGATAGAAGTTTTAGTTTGTTGGTCTGCTCTTTGTATCTTTGATAGGTTTCTGCTTCACCACCCAGCAAATCTAAGCCCTGATCTATTTTCTTTTGAATGCCTCCAAGACCTGAGTATGAAAAAGCTTCATCTACATTTACAGAGTCTAAAGTTTTTTCTAAGTTTTTAGACATTAAAACTCTATCTGCATTCTTCGTGTCGGTAGCTTCTTTGAAACGTATATTTTCATATTGACCGCGTAATTCGTCTTGTTTTTCTTTGCTTTCAATAGGTTTGTTAGTGCTAGGATAGACTCCAAATGGAGCATCTTCACTAACAGCGTTTATATCTTCTTCCTCCATGGCGGTCTTGCCCTGCTTCGTGGCAACACGCTTACCTTGAGACTCTATGAGGGATTTTTGCCATTCCATTGTTTGTTTTTGGCGGTCATTATCCAAATCCATACTTTTTTGTAACTCAAGTATGTTTTCATCAGTGGCAGGGTCACGCCCTTCATTAACAGCTTTCTGCCTGAGCTTTTGCATGATGTTAATGTTGCCCATTGTCCCAGTGAAGTTCCCAGCTAAATCGCGGGCTTTCTCTGTTTGTGCTTCTTTTAACCCTATATCAGCTTGAGCCTGCTGAGGTTTATAAGCCTCCATCATGGATTGCATTAAATCTATTTTAGGCTTTGGGTCTCTAGAGAGAATGTTCGCAAAGTCACTCATTTGTATAGGCATAATTAAAATGCTCCAAATATATCGCCAGCCATCCTACCGCCGAACTGTTGACCGTACTGTGTGGCCTCTGGTGAGCCTTGAACATTACCACCTCCAAATATACCGCTCATAGCGTGGCCGCCCGCACCGGAAGCCATAGGGCCGCCAACAGCCATCCCCGCAGCCTGCCCTAATGCTTTCATCAAGGCCGCCCGTCTTTCATTTGAATTAACCGCACCTTGAGCAGCCATGCCGCCCTCTCTATCTAGAACGTTTCCAATTCCTTCAGTAGCATTGTAGCCTCTGTCAGTTGATTGCTCTAAACCTTGAAGACCTTGTCCTTGTGTCTGCATGATATTCTGTAACCATTGCTGCATATCACCAGATAACAATCCTTGTAATAATTCTGCTTGCTGGGAACCTTCCATACCAGTTCCACGAAAACCACCCGCCCCTGCAGTATTAGCTAATTGTTGGCTCATTCTTTGTTGTTGATATTGAGAGCCCGGTGATTGCTCGTAACCACTCATGATTTCATTCACCATCGACATAGGATCACTAGCCATCTTATTGTAGATAGGCTGGGATGTTCCCATGGCATCCGCGCCAGCTTGCTGAAATGGCTGATAACCCTGTTTTATCTGGTTTAAAAAAGGCTGAGCGGCTGCCGCCGGATCCTTTCTGTCACCTGCCATCATAGATATCGGTGATAAATATTTCATAAAGTTGGCCATTAGTATCTCCTAAGCTGAGGTGATGGTCTCAATTCCACCAGCCGTCATAATTTGCATTTTATTCGTTGTGCTGTTGTACCACTGGGCACCTACAGGAGCCGTTGGGGTTATCAGTACAACCTGTGCTGCTGTTAGTAACGGCAATTTCCATCCATCATCATTAAGTAACTGGCGCAAGCTCTGGTTAAGGTCTTCTTTGTAACTGTCTGTATCCGCCTGACTATAGACCGGTATTTCCGGGGAATTTGCCATCAGGTAATCTCCACATAACCGTCATTAACTACGAAATGATGTTTACCCCAAAACCTTAGCTGAATAGTCAAATCATTAGCCTGACCCATCCTGCTCCATCTTAATATGTTTTTACGCTTCCCTATTGGGTTCAATTCCCTGCGCACAAAGCTACTGTATGTCGCACCTCCATTTTTGGAGATGGCGCAATCTACAGCCTGCCTATAAACAATACATTCTGTACTATCTTCAGTAACAGTGCTTTGTCCTTGCTCTGTGATAATGTCAATTTCATCTTCATCTATGATAAAATCATTACAAGCATTATCAATATCTGATTGGCTTGTTATTGGGTCGTTACCCTGGTCTATAGTCATAACGAATGAATCTGCAATATACCTTCCTGAATTAGCTTTGCGTATGCTGTTAGTGAATCTAAGACGTGGTATTTCATGCACCTTAGCCTCGTCTCTAACCTCATCTGGACGGTTTTCATCGTATGTGGTAGCGTCAAAATCCAACTCATATAAAAGAGTATTCTTTAATGACACAAAGTAAGTCTTACCGATATCAACTTTAGAGTCGAAAAATACCAACTGCCTCATTGGGTGGTAAGATAAATCAGCATCGCTTAAATTGAAAAACATTTTAGAATTAAAATCATAAGCTATCGTGAAAGAGTTTTCTTCGCCAAAGAATGTTAAGCAGTAAAATAAGTGCCCACCTTGTCGGGTGAAATAAGCTGTGGATTTTTCAGGGTTTTTAAGTCTGCTTAGTAGGTGCTCTATGCCGTCAGTAGATATTACTGTTGTACCACCCTCACCATAAACCATTATCACAGGCGCGTTATCTTCGTTCGTTGCAAGCCATGCAATATATTTATCACTCGACGCAATCGTTGAAACATTCTGGCAGCCGTAATCAATGCTCAGGCTTGAAACGCGACGGTAGTTTTGCAATCCACCTACATGCTGATATATTTCGCAAACAGTAGTCCCTAACACTAAAATATTATCAGATTGCCCCGGTATTCTTTTTATAGCTATAGGGTAATCTGGTTTGGTTTGAAGCGTATGCTCCCCCCCGTTAGCGGCTGTAACTTGAGCAATGGTAGTCGCAGCCAAGAACTGGAACACATACCACTTAGTGGAGTCTACAGTGCTCTTAGCGTTGGCTATTAAGAAAAATGAGTTATGATATTCAACATAACTTGGAATTAAATCCGCTGTTACTACCTGCTTAGTTAAAGTGGTGGCAGACCCTACATATGAAATGATATAAACATTAACCCCATCGACAAGACATATTTGCTTGCTAAGGTTCTCATCCATGAACACTTCGCCAGCACCCGTGTCAATGCTTCCTACAAGCCGAGGTTTTAAATTTGCATCTATCCGATAAACTTCAGAGTTGACAACCGATAAAACAAAACCGCCGCGAGTACTAAGGAATAACCCCCGACCCGCACCCAGGCTGCTTGCGTTAGGGCCGCCCGTTGCATTACGGCGTATGTTTGTTACAACCTTGAAACCAGGGAAATCTAAAAACCATTTATCAGAAACAAACATATTGAAGGTTTTCTCAGCATTAACCTTTGTATGGATGCCAAAATTAGAACCGCCAACTATTGATACTGGTATCTGCTCTTTCCCTGAGTCTAACATTATACGGTGTACCCCCGCCCTAGATTAGCCTGACCATAAGTAAATGAACCATTAGTGCTTAAAGTACTCACTTTCTTCGTTCTTAAATCTAAAGGTGCAGACTTACTATCAATCCAGTTATTGTATATCTGCATTTGCTTTTCTATCTGAGCAGGTACGGCAATGTTATAAACGCCGCACAATCTAACAGCTAGCGAATAACGCAAATAACCGATATAGAACAAGTCTAAAGCCATAGCTAGGAATGTTTGATCTAAAGCTCCGCCAGTAGTGCTAAACGCTGAAAAAGTCAGGCTATTTGCAACATCAGCAATGCCGTCGGTGATAACGCGAACATTTCCACCCACAGTATTAGATAACTTTAATTCATTAAACGAATAGCTTGAAGAAACGCCAGGTATAACCCCTGTGTTTATGTAGGTGTTTAAAGCCGCAGCATTAGCGTAGGCACCATTCAAATCAATGTCATTCACTACAAGATTGCCGACAGCTAAAGTACCTGCGCCCGCAAGAGTTACGGCACCTAGGTTTACTTCAGCAAGACCTGATTGTAAATCCTGTGTAGGAATCACAGAAGATAATCTAAAGAATCCCCATAAGGACATAGGATATGGCTGGTCTGGCAGGTAATACATGTATAGCTTAGCACCACCAAACATACGCTCTATGTGAAAGTTAAACGGTAACGAGCTAACATTGTTGGCTCTTGATGTACCGAAATATTCATTGCGTTGTAATTGATTGATTGGGTAGCGAACGGTATCAATATTGAAGGTGAGCGTGTCCGCACTAATCAAATTTGGGATAGTGTATATTTCCTGCCCAGCAACAGCATTGAATGTGTAGTTAGACTTATATGCCAACATACTATCATTTACTGTTTTATCAGCAAGAATAAAATTTAATTCGTTAAGCCCGTCATCCAGTTCTGTTCCGGTGGGCTGCTCGAACTCACGCCCAGATATCCCTGATAAATACAGGGAGCTGGAAATGAGCTCGGTAACAGTGTAGGCCATAATTCACTCCTATAAGTGTATTACAATCCTAATTCGTCTACATAACCACTAACGTTAAGAGCAACAGCAGAACCATCCACTTTGTAGTCGACCGCTGAAGCTGATGTAGAGCTAGCTGGGCATCTCATTGAAGTTACTTCAACAACACCCGCAACAGCACCACTTGCAACAGCCATCCCTGCATTAGCAGCAGCAGAATCGCCATGTCTTAAGTTAAGTTCATCATTAGGTGCGGTTGGTGTAAATGAAGCGTGAAAGATAACCTCAGCTTCTTGAGCAGGCACAGAGGCTACTAAGCTAACAGCCGCATATGTAGCTGATCCACCAGCAGTAATGCTAGTTGCAATAGGCACGTGATACCACATTGTACGTGAATTACCTAGGCCACTTTGACTTACAGCTAAGAAAGCAGCAGCTCCGCTAGTCAACATCCAACCAACACGTCGAAACATGTCATAGCCAAATGGTAGTGTAGGAGCTGATCCACTTAGAGATAGCAAACCTGCAGCAGGTTCAAATCCACTTGAATCGCCGATTACAAACAACGCATAGAATGTGCTGTTGGCTACTGCGCCTGTGTCTAACCCATTAACGCCAGATACTATGTTGCTAACGCTTAGAGCGCTTGCTACAACGATATCGTTTAAGTTTGTGGAGTTACGAGCTGCACCAGCGGCGATTGTTACGATTGAGTTAGGTGTAGTTCCATCATTGGCTACTGTTAAGCCATTAAGGTAAAACAAGCCAGCATTTTTGATAGGAGATTGTACAGTCATTTTTTAAAGTCCTCTTTAATTAATTAATCTGTGATGCCCCTTTTAATGTAGGGGCATCAATCACGTTCCGTTACTCAGGGAAGATTAAAGCCATACTGTACTCCGGAACTACTGTAGAACCCCAGATGCAATCATGAATCATTCCGCGACTATCTTGTCCAAACAATGAACCATAGTACATACGCATTGAAACGCCTGTATCTGGATCTGTTTTGTTAGCTGTTGGGAATGGAACTTCTTCTGGCAATCTTGGCATACCAAGGAAAAGAGGGTTGCCTGATGTGATCATACCAACACGGTGTGTAGGTAGAACAGAACACTGCATACCCGCCACGATTGTACGGCTGATGTTTTGATCACGACCTGCTGCTGCTTGCAATGGTGGGTAAAGAGAAACTGTAACTTCTTGTCCTGCAGTAGATGCAGCATCTGCAGTTGCTCTGAACTGTACAGCATTCTTAGATTTCTTATGTCCTACAAAAGTTAAGAAACGAATGTTAGCTTGACCTGCAACAGAGTCATCAAAAGAGAATCTGTCATATAGTTTAACTGAATCAGCATCAGAGGCAGCATTAGCGCCACTAAATACGATTGAAGTCACTGCACCGTTAGCATCAAGACCAGTGCTAACCACTGTTAATGTGGTTGAATTTATACCTTCAGAACCAGCAGTATGAACAGGCAACAAGTTTGATTGATACCAAGTTGATCGACTAAAGTTTCCTAATTCCCAGCTCATTGCATCTTTATTTGCTCTGTCTGGTGCGAATTGTGCCAAACCTGAATTGATGATTGCAGGAACAACAGTATCGTCTATATAACCTTTAGTGTCAGTTTGTACTGCGCCAAAGTTACGGAATAAGCTTAAAGCTTCAGCTAATTCTAAGTATGTGTTAAGACCTGCTGCAGCATCACCATAGAAACGGTATGGGCCAGTTTCACAGTTAAGAGCAACGTCAGACTCAACAGAAGTAGCAAGCTCTTCAATTGCGCCTTTACCGAATCTTTCCATGTAATCACGTGCTTGAAGAATAAATTCTTGAGCAGAGAAATTGATAGCTACGTTTTCAGCTTTATCAATTGTTAAAGTATGAACTCTTTGTTCAGTACCTTGGAAGTTGGCAACTAAAGAATTTGTAGTTGTATAACGAGTTGGTAAATCAAAACCAACAGTTGAACCCAATTGTGCTTCCAATTTATCAAAATTTTTGAATTTTGTGTTAGCTGTTGAAATAAAGCAGCTATAGTTTTGTAAGTAAGCAAGTGCAGAATCCTGGTAGGTTTGCACTGACTGTAGAATATTCGCCATGATTTGACCCTCAATTAAGATTAATTAAGACTCAGATTTGACAGGCTTTGTAAGCTATCCTCGCAACCAATCTGCTTGCTTTAAATCCCTTACCGTCGCACTGCCGTTGTCCGAGCCAACAGTTGATTTTTGCGGTCTGGATAAAGGCGGTTGCACGGCAACATTTCCATCTAAAGCTTTTTGATTCTGCGCAATGGATTTACTCAAACGAGCTAATTCCTTTTGTGCAAGCTTAGGTGAAGTTGAGGCCATTACAGATAGTTGAGCCATTTTCGAAGGGTTTGCGTTTAAGTCATACATGACCGCTGGCATATCTTCCATTTGGGCTAATAGGTAGGTTAAATGTGGTGTATCTTTCGGGTCGTAATCACCTGTTATTGACTCAAAATCCTCGAACAATTCTTTGCCTTGTTCTAGTTTTGAATAATAGGAATTAGCTACCTCATTCATGCCACGTTCGTATTCCTCACGCTCGCTGTCTTGCTCCCTCTGCTTCATTATGGCTTGCATTTTTTGCTCTACCATCTGATCTACAGAAAAGCCTGAAGGCGCTTCTGCTTGGGCTGCAGGTTGCTGCATTGCTGATAACTTAGCCTCATATTCGGCTTGAGCTTCAGTTCTTGCACGTTGAGCTGCTTCGGATTTTTCCTTTCCTACTAAAGCGTTAACCTGACTTTGCGATAGCATTTTTTCTATCGGTGCCGGGGCGCTCTCTACTATTTCTGTACCTACTTCAGTTTCCATACCACTAGTCTCCACTTTTAACCGGGGTGCTCCGTAAGCCCTTTAACGTTAGGTAACGCCCATTTTGCCCTATGAGTAGGTAATCCACGCTTCCTGCGTGTAACTATGTTATAGCATAGTCAACTAATGTGTGCAATATTTGAACAACATAAGATGTTATAATTATTGAAAAAAGTGCATAGGTTGGGGTTTGAACCCAAGGGATGGAGGTCTAGCACTCCACCCACCAGCTATTACCCTGGTTGCCTTAAACCACTCGGCCACCTATGCCGCAACTTTCTATATATCTACCTCAACGTTACTGTTTTCTCTGTTAGACTCAACTATCTTAAGGGCGGTGTCTAAAGCCTCTTGAGATTGCTTAGCGTGGGCCTCTTGTTGCTTCATAGCGGCGCTAATGTCAGCGTCATGAACCTCTTTGGCTAGGCGCATGTATTCAATGTCAGTTCTTGATTGCTCATTAGCCACGCGTGCAACGGCCACGGCTTGGTCGCCTTCTGCTTTCTCACGGCGCTGTTCAATTCCAGCCATTTCGATCTGCATTTGCCCTTGAACCATTTCCTGCATTGGGTCGGGTTTGTTCGCGTCGGCCTCGGCTTTCTCTTTGAGGCTTTTCATATAATCAGCGGCTTTGACTTTAATATCTTCAATTCCGCGTATATCCATGTTAGACAAGAACACGTCTAATCCTTCACGGTTCATGAAGTCATTGAATAGCTCGCTGGTTCCCATAAGCTTGATTAACTGATCCATTGCCATTTGTTTTGCGACGCTAGAGTTGACCCCGGCCTCGACTTTAAGCTGAAGTACGTTTGAATCGTAGTTCATATAAATACTATCTGGATTTTGGTCTTCATTAATAGGGATGTAATCACGCTTGCCGTCTAGCTTTAAGATTGGGAGAGAGCGAGGTGTAACGTAATACTTAGGTATTAAATCCAGGATTATCTCGCCAATTCGTTGGAGCCCTTTGATATAGCCTACTAGGTACGGAACTGATGCTGCATCACTATGCATAGCACCTTGCTGTATAGCTTTACCAGAGACGCTACCGCCGGACTCACCCACTTGCCCTAACTGAGCATCGTATGAGCCTAGAACTAGCTGTATGGTCTTGTCAGCGCCATAAAAGGCATCTTGCACAATAGCTGGGGTCTGCGTTCTTTGGATTGCTTGAGGGGGTGGAATAGGGTTAGCAGGGTCACGATTCAAAAAGCCGTTGTACAATAAGACACTGGCTTGTTGAGGGTTTTGATATGCTTCTAGGTAGTCTTCTGGGATAGATTCCACAGCAGCCATCCACTTATGTTGCACCATGTTTTCAATTTCTGCAGCTATAGTTTGTCCTGCATAGTTCTTAAGGTCTTGAGTGCTTTTGGCATTATAAACATAAGGTCTAGTCATTTGCTGAGTAGAGCCGTCTTTAGTTTCCTTGATTAATACAGAGTTTCCATCAATAAACACTAAAGGTAGCATTGTATAGTTAGTCTCTTGAACGTCTAACACCTGATTTTCACAGAAAGTATAACGAACTATGTATTCTCGGTATGTTGTACGCTCATAACCTGGCAAAATTATAGGGGGTTGTGCGGTTATTCCTCGCTCGGCCCATATCTCTAGGACTTTATTATAATCATCCATAGTCACGGTTCGACCAGTAGAAAGCTTGACAATCTTAGTCTTTCTGCGTTTCTTCTTATAGAAATACCCTACAAGCACGATGTCTTTTGTGCCATTCTTGTATGACCAGTTGTAACCGCTATTGGTGGAACGTGTAAATTTACTGCCGTCTAAACCTTCCGCGCCAAACTCCTCTATGAATTCGTCTCTAGTTCTAGGGTACATTTGACCGCAGTAATTACCATCACCTTTGTGTGATAGTCTTGCCATAGGGTCAAAGAAACATAAGCATGGGTCAAAAGCGCGTTCAACTTTAATGCTTTGCTCAAATGTCATTTCATTCACATAATCTGTATATACTTCAGCAACAGAGAATCCACCAGCTAAAACGTCAGAGTAGGTAGTGTATTCGAATGAATCACTAGCTGCATCAAAGAATATAGCTCTTAAATGAGCCTCTACGACTTCTATAGTCTTCAGGAGTTCAGGCGTTAACATCTGAGTGGTTATACCGTCCGCAGCTCTAATGTTCAACGAAGGTTCTTGTTTGGCAAACTCGCCTCGAAGTCTTGATATCATAGCTTCCATGATATTAAACTCTAACTGGGGTTTCTGAAGGTCGGTTAGTTTCTCCCTCATATTAGGGGTTAGGGCAGTTTGAAACACCATTCGCGTGAATTCATTATATCTGATGCTGTTATCTTTCCAGTATCCGTGCCAATCTTCTACGCAATCCTTTAGCTCTGATAACATATCAGTATGCTTTTTAGCTATTCTACTCATTCACGCCTCCATATTCCTTGTTTTGCCGCTGTGTTTAGCCTCATTTTAGCGGCCATCTTAGCCACTATTTCATCTGTCTTATCGTGCCTTCCTTCTAACGCTATAGCTGGCATAGCGAATGTCAGACACAATGAATCCGCATTATCAGGGGAACGAATCCCTCGTTTCTTCATCTTTTCTTTACTTTCTATCTGCAGACGGGAATTAGAATCGAAAGTATATTTAGGGCCGCATAAATCAGCGTGTAGGCTGTTGCTCTCGGGTAGTTGGCAGGGTTCATCAGCTAGCCATTCACGCATTTCACCCCACATTTCGGCACGCTTGTTTAGGTATTTCTTGCCATTAAGTGGAGAGCTCCCTGCATTAACAGCTACAACCACATCCCTGTGTCCGAGTTCGTAAAGCCTATCAACGACACCAGCACCTAAGCCACCAACATCTACAAACACTTTAGCTGGCTTCCTCTCCTCAATCAATGTATGAACTAAGCCTGTGACTTCCATAGTGTCTTTTTTCACATAGCTAGACAAATCAAAAGCCCGTCTACCCTGTCTAAACATTATAGATGTTCTATCCTCCCCAAAGCGGGCAGGGTCAACTCCCATGACTAAGGGGCCGTATCCCTCTACATTTTCATGTTGCGCCTTAACAACAAGCTCAGAGTCTATATAGTTATCATCGCCCGTCAATATAAAGGCTTCAGCCGCGCAATTTGGGTACTCTTGATTGAAAGCCTTACGCCCATCAACACCCTCAATGCCAAGTTGTATAACTTTAGCCCTACGCCACGCCATCTGCTCAGGTTTTAACATGTAGGTGTTAGCAAGCTCCAACTCTTCCTCTGTTAGCCTGAATTCTAGATCTACTTTTCTTGAATATTCTTCTTGCCAGAACCAAGGGACAAAGATTGCCTGGAAGTCTGATTGCCCCGCCTCGGCTTGCTGCCACATTTGATGGAAGAAGTTTCCCACGCCGTTTGCCGTGGACTCTAATATAATTTCTGTCCCTGGTAGCTCAGGTATTGCTTGGAATATCCCTGTAGCGTGTTGGGCTGCGTTCTCCCAGAAGCCACACTCGGAGCCGTGAAAGAGCTGGATAGTGGCTGAGCGTCCTACAGTTTTAGTGCCTGCAGTACCAAGTTTGTAACCGCTATCTAGGTTTCCGAACTCTAACTCCTTAGAGTTGTAGGTTGATGCCTCTGGTTTAACCATTTCGGGGGTGTATTCATAGTATCTTTTGACCATGTCATACAAGTTTTGGGTTGCGTTGAGCTCATGGGTAAGTATAAACGAGCGTATGCCGCTAGAGTGAGTTGTAAGGTGATAGAACCGTGCGCCTATCAGTGTTGAGCAACCCTGTTGTCTTCCCTTCAATATCAAAGCTCTAACGCTACCCGTTTCAAGCTTCTGTTCTTCTAATTTCTGGTGGATATAGTCTTGCGCTTTATTAAGTACAAAGGGCTCGACTGAACCGCCTTTAGTTCTAATCTTGAGGCACTTTAAGGCGTAATGCTTAAAGTCATTCTTAAGCTTTAGCCTAAGCTTACGTTCCCTGTCTTCCATTCACTTTCCTTGTAACGATATGTACGCACTGGCGACATATAGTAATAATATGTACGCATTATTGCGTTTAGGCGACAGGTTTTACAGGCGAAAAAAAGCCAGGGGGGATAAAGCCCTGGCTCTTAAGTGACCATAGCAGTATACCCTAGTGCGCCCGTTTACTCTACCTTTCCCCGCTCCTTATCCCTCTTTTCTCTCTTTATCCTTCTGGCGGCCTCTCTACCTGAGCACATTCCATGCTTGGTAAACCTTAGCCTTGACTGTTCGCGTTTATAACAGCCACAGGATGTAACACGCCATTCTCCATTCTTGTTTACAGCCCTCAAATCATTGCTACGAACCCACTTAGAAACACCGCAATCGCAACGCACGTACACAAATAGCACTTGTTCTTTGTCTTCGTAATAGACACGCATAGCACCCTGCACAATAAGCATTCTGAATCGCTGGCCTACTAGTTTGTGTGTGTCGAGGGGTACTTTAATCATCTTTGGGCGGTTTGGTTGGGGGTTTTGCTCCAGACCTCGGTCCAGATGCATGCACCATTCTTGTCGGGTCATTCTTTCTGCCGCCCGATGCTCTAGGTAATACTTCTACTTTTTTCATAATAACTTTCCTTGTAATTAAATGTACGCATCAGCGACATATTGTCATAATATGTGCGCATTTTGTCATTCTGTCGACATGCTCCTGTTTAATTCTTTATTCACTTTTTCCAGCCATTCCCCGGCCTTACCGCCCTAGACCAAACCACTCTTAAACCGCGAGCGAATAGGGCTTGAGCGTTCGAGTTCTGTCGCCTTTTCGAGAATGTCAAACATCTTTTGCTGGTATGGCCTTAGTTTAATTGGCTTTAATTCTTCAGTCATTTCTCTTGTTCCATGCTTTTTCGGCACTTGCTAGTCTTTCAAAGTAAGATGTAGAGCAAATGCACAGCCAGTTAGTGCAAGCCACCCTAAAGCCTTTCTGCTCACTTTGTTTTGACTTAGCCCTATATCCGCAGTGACCGCACGGCTTTAACTCTTCAGTCATTCTATCTCCGTCAAAGTGGCAATCCGGCATTTACCATAAGTATCCGGGCACTCTGCTGACATTACATCTAGCACCGTTTGCAGTTT